ACCCTATTCTTCCTCTCTTGTTTTATACTGCCATTCATCAGTATGGCCCACTGACCATTTAGGTTCAGTTTCAACTGCATAGTTTTGAGTACAAACTTTAAAATCTGGTCGTTTTAATTTATCTAACGTTAAGGAGCTATCTCTGAAGAGAACCCGATTATTAGGCTGAGCAGCGAATTGACCATTGTCGAGTCTAATAACATTAAATGATTTGTGCTCAGGGTCGTGTTCTGAGAAGTTGGTGTCAATGACGGAAGTATCCCGGTGACAATTATCGATGGTAAATTCGTATTCACCAGCGTGCATGCGTTTGTCTTTACCAAAAAATTCGCATCGTGACAAGATTGGTTTTTGGACAACGGTAATGTCGTAATCAAAACAATCCCAAAGCTGAAGCACATCAAGCGGAAGTAATTCTCCATGATCTGTTTTCCAAACGAAAGCAGAGATTGGTAGCTTATCATATAGTGCGCCATAGTCAGTTAAAAGTGTTTCGAAATATAGTGCCTTGTACTTTACACTCTTTACACTGATCCATATGCCAGGCGTGAACTGACCTTCATATGCTGGATCTAGATCGTAAAGATATTCTTTTCGTACATAGACAGAGATTGGAGGTAAAGGATGTACTAGAAAGGCCATTAATGTAATTTGCCCTTATCAAATTTTCCTAGATAAACGATATTATCCTGTGAGCTGTCTTTATTTATAGTGTCTTCCATCATGTCTTCAAGCTTTTCAGCCATAGCAGTAACACGCTCTTCAAACTCTTCATCTTGTTTTTCAGTCTCACGGATTGCTGTCTGATATTGATGCAAAAGCTGAGGACTAGGATTACCTTCAGACACAATATGATTTGTATTAATAGTATTAAAAATCTCGTCGCCGATTTGATATAGCATCCATGGTCTTAATGTAAAATATCTAATACCTCTAATAGGGTCATCGATTTGTACAACCTTAAAAGCTTTACGAACTATCATATCAGGATCGACTTCTGAGGCCCACTCTAATACCTCACAAACGATCTCATCGCCATTTGCCATTATAAATTGTTTAATGTCAGTCATTGAGATCTACCTTTACGATTTTATATTTGAACTGTTCTTTTTCATATATCTTTACTCGCTCTGCAGAGTGGAGGAGTGTGAAGTTTTTCTGTTGTTTCCAGTGCAGGTCGTCTGCAATGTCAAAGAGCTTCGTAGTCCTACCATCATCTGATTGTCTAAGTCCTCTACCAATTGACTGCAAGACTTTGATTTGTGACTTAGAGGGAGAAGCAAATATGATATTATGAAGATTGCGAATATTAATACCAGTACTGAAAGTTCCCAAGGAGGCCACGATAATCGCATTTTTTTGTTTCTCCACTATCTTACGAATAGCTTCTCTATCAGAAGTATCTGTTTCACCTGAGACATAGAATACCTTTCTACCTTCCTCTGCTTTATTACTTATCAGTTCAAAGAGTGGCTTGCCATGAGCATCCACACGTTGGAATAAGACGAGAGTATTGCCATCAGAGCCCAAAGCCAAATTACGAATAAACCGATTACGACCTTCATGTCCCACAATAAAGTCAATTTCTTCTGCATATGTTTTCTTTCCAAAGTCTTGTCTTACTGATTCAGGATAGTTCATGAGTAAGACTTTAATATCAAGTGGTGCGAGTGTTCCGTCATCCTGTAGATTCTTCGTCTTTGTGACATTGTAGACTGGACCAAATAAACCCTCAAGTACCAACTTATGCGTTTGAGTACCATCAAGTGTACCAGTAGTACCGAATCTATATTTGGCCTGTGTGGCTTTGTTCATAATAGATGACAACGACTTTGATTTGAATCCATGGCACTCATCACCAATTACCATGCCAAACTGTTCAAACCATTTCTTAGGATATTTATAAATGCTCTGCCATGTTGAAATAATGACACGCTTCTTTGTAACCTTATCTTTACCTGAATAAATCTTGTGACAAGAATTTTCGACTAACATACCATACTCTTCAAAATCTGCATACATTTGTTCAACAAGAGATGTAGTGGGTACGATTATAAGAATCTTACCTCTTTCTTCTAACATGGACATGTAGTATTTGATGAGTAAGTAGATGATAAATGACTTACCAGAACCTGTAGGAGATAAGAGAATGGCTCTGGATCTTTGTAGTCCTTTAATCACAGCATCGTATTGATAGTCACGTGGTGGAAATGGCAGATCACATACTTTTAAAAATTCATCAAACTCTCTGACAGGTTCTGCCTGCATAGGTAGACCATAATCGGTCTCTTCAGTATCAACAGTATAACCACGTTCAGCGGCGAACTTAAGTAGATAGACATAGAGACCAGCAGGAAGTTCTCCATTCATACGATTGAACAGACGAATTTTTCCATCCCATACCTTATTTTTATATGCGGGCATCCACTTATAACCAGGCACATAGAAAGAAAAGTACTCACTTAGTTCTGCTGCATAACCAGCATCTAAGTCTACCTCTAACATTGAATAGTCTCTGAGTCTACAAATTATATCAGCCACCGGCTTCAAACACCTTCCACTTAATCATATTACCAATTGTTTGATGCCGCCATCGCAGCGTATCAACTATTTCCTTTAGAGTATCTATAAGAGTCTTAATGTACTGAATTTTAAGCTCAGACTCTTGGATCTCTTTGTCAGAGTCATAATAGTAATCCATATCACCCTTCATGATTTTTAATCCATCAAATGGATCATAATCCCAGCCTTGAGCTTCAATTTCTTCTTTAGACATTTTACCATTGTAGTACATCCACTTTAATTTTAACAGTGATTTCTGGTCCATCTCTGCTTTTCTGAGACGCAGTTTAGCATTAGATAATAAACCTAAGTACTTTGCGTGTAGCTTAGGTGTTTCTCGAGATGCCTCGTCTAAATTGTTAGAGGGAATGTGAGAGTCTTTGGACCACTCGTCCAATACTTGTTCCAATGTCATAATATACTCCGGTCAAACTAGGTTAATTGGAAGTAGGAAAATCTGAATGTTACAGGAAATGTGATATATTGTACATCACCACTTGTAGATTCAAGAGCCATGTCACCAAGGCTTGTTGGTACACAATCTATATATTTGATTGTTCTGGTTGTGTTGTTATGGCTTGATAGTATAGATAGTGTAATATCTGAATATGTAGGTGGATCGTTTTCTAGTCTATTTAAAGGTGTTGTATCCTTTGAGTCGACTAATCTATCCATCCAGTTATACATCTCTGTATAGGCATTCAGATTCTCATCAACGATAATAATAGCTGTCAACTCACCAAATGTTAATTTGTCTCCAGCAAATGGAATAGATCCTAATCTTTTGATAGGCATCTCTACAGCATTCAAGGACATTGATGGATGTAGAATACTCTGACAAAAGAACTGTAGGTTAGGATAATGCTTGCGGTCAATTGATAGTTGAAATGAAGTTGGCTGCAGATAACTGATACCAGTCACAGCTGATATGCTGTTATCTACATCTACTGTCACATTTGGATTAAGGGTTGGCATATTAAAATCCTTGATTCTTTAGCACTATTTATATGTTTACAAACTCATATAATTATTGTACAATACTTTTAACGAAATGTAAATAGAGGTTTTCATGTCAGACGAAATGGTTAACAATCCTGCCCACTATAACGCAGGTAATATTGAAACTATGGATTATATTATAGATTGCTTAGGTACTGAGAATGCTGTGCACTATTGTCATGGCAATATCATTAAGTATCTGAGTACACGTCTATGGACTAAGGGTAAAGCCATAGAAGATGCTAAAAAGGCTCGTTGGTATCTCAATAAAATGATTGACCTTATGGAAGAAAATGAAAAAAAATTATAAGTTATTGATTTCATTGAAAACAAAAGTATGTACATTCCCCTTTTAATATGTTATAAAGGTTATATCAAGAGGAGATAAACGAATGAAATATCAAGTGCAAGCAAACAACGCTAAAGGCGATTTTGTAATCGAATTGTTTGAGTCAGCAAAAGAAGCAGACATTCGTCATAAGCAACTTTACAATGAAGTTGATGATCGTGGTCTTTGGAAGTGGGGTATGATCCGCACTACTAATCTAGAAGCTTTAAAAGGAGCAGCATAATGGCTTATTCAGATATTCAAAAATTCGCAATTGATAACTTGTTAATCGAAGAGGAGGGTCGCCGGATCGATCCATATGTATGTGAAGGTGATATGCAAGCTGAGGTTAAATCAGACATGGGTCGCTGGGCAAAAGCTACTGGTGTTTGGGGAAACATGCACTATAGCCATATTGTTGAAGCTTTTGCTGAAGCTCGTGGTTGGACACAAGAAGGTTTTGATGAAATGGAAGTCATCGAACCATTTTGGGATTGGGTAGAAGATCCTCAGTAAAAAAAAAATTATAAGCTGTTGATTTTAAACGAAACAAAAAGGTGTACATTTGAAAAGAAATAGTGTATACTGATAATATAAGTTAAATATAAGGAGTCTCATATGACTAAACAAATAAATGAAT